AGTCAACCAACTACGACTGGGATAGAACCGACTGGAGCTACTAGCATCGGCGGATATGGTACTACTGGATTAACTGGTTATGGCACGACTGGAGCAAGTGCATTAGGTGGTGCAACTTCACCAAGTTCTATCTATACCAAAGAGGCAGTTGCTCAAGATATTCAAAACGATTTAGCTGCTACTGGCGGTGCTAATATGGATAAATACATTACTCTGTATAATTTCTTAAATCCTGAGGCAACAGAAGCAAAATCACAATACGGCAGACCATCATCTCAACAATATGCTTTGGCTACATCTGGATCATCGGCTTTGCAATCATTGGCGAGCCAATTATCACAAGATGAAGGTGTGCTTACCAGAACCACAATACCTGGACAAAACCTACCAATTGTCGGAGGACTTATAAGTAACATAGCTGGAACTGGTGAATATAAGGCTACGGCTCAGAATGTGCTTGATGCACTAGCTAGGGCTAGAACTGGTGCGGCTATGACAAAACAAGAAGAGGCATTTTATGAAAGAATGTTGCCTAGGGCTGGTGATAGTGAACAGACTGTACAAGCTAAAATAGCTACTCTACAAGAAGCTTTTGCACCATTTTTGAATTATACCGGAACAGGTGCGACTGATTTAACCAGTCAATATGCTTATTAGCTTTTAACAACTAACTTAGCGACTTTTGCGCCTTGTTCCATAATCTCGTCAAAGTTAAGTGATATATCTTTATTGGATATTTCGTGGCGATCGGCTATGTTTTGGACAATACGAGAGTATATAAAATCTTGGGCGTGTCTGGCTTGCTCAACTAAGGCTAGGAGTGAGGCAACCTCAATTATTTCTTCAGTTGTTAAATCGTAGTATTGAGTGTCGGATTTCTTTTTTAGTATGTCGCTTTTTTTACTCACCTGTATCTCCTTTTATGCCAAAATAATCGTTGGCTTCTTTTTTACCATAGGCTTCGATGTACTCTTGGTTCGGTTTGCCATTCTTATATGGCTGGACTATATCACGAGCGTACTTTTCACGCATACTGTTTCGGACAAATTCCCTATGTAATGGTTGCTCGCTAACTTTTTCGGGTTTACCGTCTATTAATTTTCCGTTAACGACTTGCCCGATTATTTTCCTCACTGTATTTTAACTCCGGTATCTTCATCATCAACTGGACTGATAGTATTAGTTTCTATGTCAGGCTCGGATTCTTTACTAGGCACTACACCGCCGAATGGATTATAGTTGGGGTTTTTAGCAATTTCTTGTCTTAGATTGATTGATTCTTCAACTAATGGTACAAAATCGGACGCTTCAAATGGGTTACTATTTATAGTGTTGTCTTGTCTAAGACTTAGGAACTCGTTTATCTCTTTTGGCGTTCCTTGATATTCTTCATCGTTGATAAAAACTCTCATCGTCTTCCCTCCTTAATCATATCTAACATTGTTTCATTGGCTTCGTCAGAAAACACCATTACGACCGTTGTGGTGATTAATTTACTTGCAACTGAACAAGCGTTTCTGACAACTTCTTTTATTACTAGAGCAGGGTCAATGATGCCAGATTCTCTTAAATCTATCGGTTCGTCGGTCATATTCTTTAAATCGTAGCCAAAACCGATTGGCTTTTCCAGAACTTTACCTAACTTATACTCGGCTTTTTCACCGGCGTTATTCATTAACTCTATGAATAATTGTTGCAAGGTGGAATCAAACGGAGTGCCAGTTACTCTAGCAAGTGTAGTACCACCACCAGGAACTATGCCATCACGTCTAGCGGCTTGTAAGGCGCATACAGCGTCATCAACCCTAAGCCTTAGTTCTTCTCGGTCGATGTCAGTTGGAGCGCCTACTTTTACTATGCCTACACGCCCTTTGAGACGAGCTATGCGGTCTTTTATGGCCATAGTAGTTACTTGATGCGTTTCGGATTCTAATTGGCTTTCTAGCTCATCTAAACGGCGTTTAATCTCTTTTTGATCGCCAGCGCCGTCTAGAATAGTGGTGCTTAATTCCTCAACGATTACTCGTTTGGCTGCACCTAGAAAATCAAGATTAAAGTCATCGGCTGAATTACCGTGATTATATACTTTAGCACCAGTCAAAGCCGCCAAATCATCTAATACGATAGACTTCATACCAGCGGTGGCCGGAATACCAGCAACGGTAGCGATTATCTTGCCTGATGTGCGTTGCATAACTAGGAACTCTAAAGCGTCTTGCATAACTTCGCCTAGTATCAGAATCTCTTTGTAGCCATTACCTACAATCTGGTTAAGGATTGAAGCCATTTCCCTGTCTTGGGATATTACTTTATCAGTTAAGAATATAGGTACGTTTTCAAAGTCGGAACTTAAAGTACCGCCGTCTTTAACTAATCTGACATCAGTAAAACCTTTTCGCATATAGAATCCATCAATAGCCTCGGCATAAACGCCAAGCCCTGTGTGTTCTTCGACGGTTACACCACCCTCTGAACCGACTTCTTTTACGGTATCAGCCAACAGTTGAGCGATTGCGTCATCACCACAAGATACTTTGGCAACATCTAAAAGACCGTCATCAGTTAACGGTTCTTTTATGGAGTCGATATATTCAATGGCTTTTTCAGCCGTATCGTCTATCATCTTGGCAACTTCCATCTGGTTATGGCCTGATGAGATCAATTTGCGACCGGCTACATATAAGTGATAGGTTAGGATAGCTACAGCAGTAGTACCATCACCGACTGTGGCGTTGTTCTTTTTAGAGGCTTGTAGTACGGCTTTGGCGGCTATATTCTCGGCTCTGTCAGATAACGATACTTTTTCAAGGTTAGTTACGCCATCTCGTGAAATCTTAGACGCACCGACAGGCCAGTTATTCTCATACATCACATTACCGGCTTTCGGGCCATAAGCTGCACGAGCAACCTCATACATAACTTCAACACCAGCTGAAATCTTTTCTCTAGCATCATCACCGATTAGTATTTTTTTAGGGAATATATCCGGTTTCACTCGTAGCTCCTTAATTTATCCAATGAGATTATAACTATGTCTTTTTTCAAATCATTATCGTAAATCAAACAATCGGCTTCGGCATATTTAGCCCAACTTACTCTTTTACCGATTAACGAACCGTAAGTAGTACCATTATCGTCAAAGGCTTTTTCTTCATCTTGTTTTGTTAGTTTTGTTAGTATGCCAGTCTGAGGTAAATCAAATCTATCATCACCCTTAAAATCTACGTTGCTCATTTGTGTCTTATCAATAATAGCCAAACAGTAGCCTGGCATTGGAGTTTTATTACTTTCCATATATCGGGATTATATCACATCGTGTTATAATTTAGTAAATGGCCTGAGCTTGTCAGGCGTTTTTTATTGGAGAATAGAATGGCTGATTACACGACAGGTGCTATGACAAACCAAACAGTACCTCTAACCGTACCATTTAATGACGGTGTTATATTCACTAATGGGTTGTTCTTAACAATAACGGTAGCAAATTGTAATTGCCAAGTGATATATGAATAAGAAATAATGTGGTATACTTTTATCAAAGGCCAGAGCTTACTCTGGCTATTTATTTTAGGAGAAAATATGACCAAACCAGCACTACAAAGAGATGGAAATTTTAGAACGATAGACACTAATGAAGCGTTTTGCCTTGAGTCTACTTGGACATTCGCAGAATTAACAACTGGAACAGCGGCAGCACATACGTTGTTTACGGTAACAGGCAATTGTTTAGTAACAGTATTCGGTGTTTGTGATACCAACCTAGCTGGAGCAGGCGCAACACTTGAAGTCGGTGTGGCTGGTAATACTCCAGGATTGATCGCACAAACTACTGGAACTGATATTGATGATGGCGATATATGGGTTGATGCAACCCCTGGCGTCGGCGTTGAGGCATTACCTAGTATGCAAATAGTGAATGATGGTGCGGATATAATTCTGACAATCGGGACTGCCGCCGTAACTGCTGGTAAAATAGATTTCTATTGTCTATATAGACCACTATCCGACGGAGCAGTAATATCAGTAACAACTCCAGCGTAGGTAACAAATGGCTACTTTTGAAATACCTGATAAAGACTTAGAAACGACTATCGACCGTTCGGCCGATTCGTTTCTCATCTATGATGACAGTGAATCAAAATTAGTTAGAACTAACGTAACTTCGGCACTTGGGATAACTGGCGATCCTGTCGGTACTTCTGACGCTCAAACTCTCACTAATAAAACTATCCCTGCTTATGAACCAGTAAAGGGTGCTGATGACAACTATGTAACTAATGCTGAGAAAATAGTTATAGGCAACACATCAGGGATAAACAGTGGTGATAACGCCGTAAACAGTAATTATAGCAGTCTAACCCAATACACCGATGAGATGGCTCAAGACGCTGTTGGTGGGATGGTTGATACTACTCTTACTTACACAGACGGGACGCCTGAACTTAAAGTATCCAATCCTGTAACGCCTGTCGCCACTGGCTTTACGATTACGGCTGGAACTACGCCTAAGACTCTGACAGTAGCATTAGACGCTTCGGTTGCTGGAACAAATACTGGTGACCAAGTTCTACCCACTAGGGATAGTCTTGGTTTAGATACTGATGATACGGTTACTTTCGCAAATCTCTCAGGCACTAATACAGGCGATCAAACACTGCCTACTGACGCTACTATAACAATCACTGACGTGACTACAAACAATTCATCTACTTCAAAACACGGTTGGTTTCCAAAGTTACCAACTCCAGCAGGGCTTTTTCTAAAAGATGATATGACTTGGTCTGCACCATCTGGTTCAGGTGATGTGGTAGGACCAGCAGGTGCAACCGCTAATAATGTAGTTTTATTTGATGGCATAACAGGTAAATTGATAAAAGACAGTGGTCTTGCATTGTCTGGTTCAAACACTGGTGACCAAACAGCGGGCGATTTCAAACTGGACGATTTGGCTGCACCTGATGACAACACCGACCTAAACGCTAACACGACTAATCACGGCTTACTCTTAAAAGCTACTGCCCCTGCTGCTGGACTTATAAATGTAGTAGGGATAGCTAATGGCGAGACTTCATACGCTAACAAAGCTTTATTCGACGCAAACGACCCAACGGCTTGTATTTTAGGCAATAGCGCGGCGGTTGGAACTGCTACTGTGGCGGCTCGTAGAGACCATCAACACGCTATGCCAACACTAACCACGATGTATAACTTATTCTACCCAGTGGGGTGTATTTATACGACAACTGTTTCAACTAACCCAGGAACTCTGTTCGGTATAGGCACTTGGGTTGCTTTTGGGGCTGGTAAGGTGCTAGTTGGACTAGATAGCGGAGACGCAGACTTTGATACAGTTGAAGAGACTGGTGGTGCGAAAACACACACACTCGCAACCACAGAGATTCCATCACACTACCACAATCTAGTAAGACCTAGACAGTATGCTGCAGAAACAACTAGCGGTAATAGTATTTATGGTACTAATGCTGGTACAGTAAACGAGATTACGGGAGTTACAATGAACGCTGGCGGTGGTGATGCTCATAATAACATGCAACCTTACATAGTAGTTTATATGTTCAAGCGGACTGCCTAGTTGCCATAATCACTCAATATAATAAAGGAATAAAATGATAGAATATAAGGAAAAAAGGAAAGCATAGAATGACTGAACCTGAAGTAATACTATCAATAATCGGAGTACTGGGAACGGCAGTCGGATTTTTGGGCTGGATTATTCGGGAACAATTCAATTTCAACAAGAGTAACATCAAAGAGAACACCAAAGTCATTTCTGAACTATCCGAGATACTGGAAAAAGTCCATAAATCTTTCGACGATGAGAGAGTTTGTCGCCAAGAGGACACCAAGCAAAAACAAGAGTTCCAGAACAGAGTTTGCAAAACCCTCGATAAAATCTCCACTACTCAAGACGTCATAGCTGGTCGCCAACTGGAATACGGCGAGGATATTATTTTAACCAAAGAAACCGTAGTGGCTACTATCGGTGTAAAAAGGAGTAATAAATGACTTGGATACAGAGCAGGGACGCTAACTGGCGAGTACCTTACACGGGCGGTTGGTGTCTTAAATACGTTCAGGACGCTTTCGGGACAGACCACCCTTATGCCAATGCTACGGTGGCTTGGAACGCCAACTACGGAGGCAAGAACCACACTGACCTACCGCCTAAAGGAAAGACTTGTGCGGTTTATTTTTCATTAGGAAGCGTACCAGAGGGACACGTCGCTATTTCATTAGATGACGGTATGGTGGCCTCATCAACACAAGGCGGTACGCACCCACAAGGATACCTGCACCCTAATCTTAACGACATTATCGCAGTCTACGGACAATATAACGGCGGTTGTAAATACCTCGGCTGGAGTGAGTATTGCGGTTCGGTCAAGACCCTTATATGGGAGGAAATCACCTCGGAAACCAAAGTAACCCCTATCCTGCACGACACCGTTAAGCAGTCAGACCATAACTTAGAAGTCGGTAAAACCAACGTCATAGAGGGCAAAGACGGCAAGAGGACTATCACCTACACGATAACCAAGCATGACGGTGTGGAAGTCAAACGTGTCGTGGCTTCGGACGTTACTGTCCCGCCTGTTAGCACGATTATCAACGAGGGTTCAAAGCCTGTTATAGAACCACCTGTACCACCTACACCGCCTGTTGAACCACCAGAAACCACCACCTTATACGATTGGGTTACTAAAATTGTAACAATAATAATTAACTTTCTTAAAAGCTGGAGGAGATAATATGTTCGACAAATCAAAACCATCAATCAAAGCACTAAGGACTTTCTTACAAGCCGTAGTTGGTATAATCGCTTTCGTCTTAGGTTTACTGGCTATCCCTGGCGTATCGGAATATCTATCAAATAACCCAGCTCTAGCCAACATATCACTAGCAACGTGCATAGCTATCGCCACTTACTTGCAAAACGCTATTGAAGATTTTTTGAAAAGCTGACGATAAAAGCACATTAACAATTCATATCTCAAATCCACCGCTCAAGTTTAGTTTAGAGGAGTTTAGTAATGAACAAATTAGTAGCGTTATACTGTACGCCAAAAGATGCAAAAGTAAATTATATAGTTGCCGAGGGCAATACAATGGATTTTGCTGCGCCGTTTGGGTATGTGGTAGAACACAATTGTGTAGATGGAGAAATAGGTGGTTCGTATAAAAGTGGTTACCCGCTATTGCACGAATCTAATTTCAGAAATCTTGAAGGGAAGATGCTTACCATCTGCGACGCAACATTTTCAGATAAAGAGCAAAGAGAAGCGTTCAAGCGAATAATCAAAAACGAACTAAGAAATTGGTTCTCGGACGAAATAGACAATGTTATAGGAATTAGCAACGGACAATTTAAGTGCGTTGAACAATAAAATAATTTAATCACTTGGCGGTGGTTACGAGATATGAATTAAGGAGTGAACTATGGAAAGACAACCAAGCACTATCAGTAGGGAAGTAATCGACCTATCTGCCGAGCGTATGAACAGGGAAACCAGAGAGTCAATCGGCAGGATAGCCACCAGAGAAATTGTAGAGTTTGACAGCGAAATCTACACCACCATAGAAGATGACTTGCAAGAGATGCCAGACAAGTACCTTTTGAGACTGCACGACAGCGTTTGCAACGAAGGACCAGAATACAACTATGTCATCACCAGAGTAAAAAAAGAGTTGGCTCGTAGGCAACTGGAGTACTGATGGAACGGCTTAATCTCTTACTTGATGACATAGAGATTGAGCAGAACCTTGATGCCCTTGATGATGACCAGATAGGCGAACTCATCTACCTATTAAATGGGGAGCAGGAACGCCGAGAGATACGCAAAAAGCTTATAAGAGAAATGACCAAACGTATTTTAGAAAATACGGTGATGATAGAGGACTGGTCTATCTATGACGAAGAAGAAGAGGACTACTAGAGTCCTCTTTACACATTATTGTATTCCCCAAGTGGGGTCTGGCTCGATGCCGAGTAGTTTCAATTCGTTCATATGACGAAGATACTCTGCGGCTTCTTCAAGCGTACGGTTAGAAAATAACCAGTGAAACGCACGATGAACATTTATGTCCCATTTGACAATATTCATCGGATTGTACGTCCCATGACGACTTTTTGCCAAAATATGATGTTTGTTGGTTTTACCTGCAAGTTTCCACTCGCCATTAGCCAGTTTCATCTTATTCCGTTTCTTCTTGCCCAATCCGACCGCCTCCTTTTTAATGTGCTAAGTAAATGGTACGCCTTTTTTGTGATATTATAAATACGTTTCCCAATCGTGCCTTATTACGGATAGGTTTGCTTTATGACACGTTATACGTTTTTCCTATTAACTCGTCGCAGAACGGCTTAGAAATTGCCACAGGCCTATATTTAATATCCAACATAGCATTTACTTGTTTTGCATAGTCATTCCATTTCTGACGGTCTTTGTAAAAATCTCTCTTATTCTCTGAGAATAATTTATTACGAGTCGGTCGGACAAAACACTGTTCACAAAAATGATTGCCATTATCACCATAGACTACATCTGAATAAGGTATTTGTTTTTTACAACAACTACAGTGTATTTTGCTTTTCATAGTGATTATTATAACCCTATTAGTTCAATTCCATCTGGATAAATCTCAATTAAACCTCTGCGTGATAATTGTTCTACTGCGTTATATGATTCTTCATTCCCAAACATATCACCAAGCGTTTTTAATGTGATAATATCCGTCGCTTTAGCATTCCCTAAAAGCTCTAATATCTCAGATGATTTTCCTGTAAGGCCTTTGATCTTAGTTTTATATGTTTTCATTTCATCAACTCTTGTTTCAAAAGCCACCCGAACAGTTGTTTTGGTTTTCGCCCTTGTCTAGCCATTGAGCATATAATTCCAAACTTTACTTCACCTAGTTCTTTGTAACATTTACAATACCAAGCTGTCATATCGTTTGGGTATTCCAAACAGAGTAAATCTCTACCTAGTTCTAAAACCCTTACTCTAGTTTCCAAATTTGTTAGTCTATTTTGACAACTAGTAACTAGTTTTAAACTATTTACTAATTCCTTTTTACTAGTTACTAGTTCCGAGATTGGTTTTGCCATTTAATAACCCCTTAATTGTATTAGTTAATAATGCGAGTGTGGATAACTCGTTTATATTTTGCCTGCAGGGCTATTGCATAAGGTTGATCGAATTGTTACAATAGTAGTAATTCGATAAGGTAGCTGAAAGAGTCTCTAGCGAGGCTCTTCTCTTTTACCTCTTATGGACTAACTACCAAATTATTCGATAAGGTAGCTAGTCTTTACGAGTATATATTTAATTTGATTTAATTTCAATAGCCATAATCACGTTGTGGATTTCCTGTGCATAAAATAAACACCGGCCAAGTTTGAGGGTAACTTATAGGCCGGTGCTTGGGTATAATTTTGTTGTCAAATCATTACCACATTTTGTAAGGATCGTATCATTTCATTTATTAGTTCATACCTAATCGAGTTTGATAATATTTTGATTTAAGCATAAGTATTTAGCAAATGCAATATAAAACAAAACAAGCATACTCCATAGAAAAGGTTGACGTGGGAAGGGTTGGCATCCCCAAGACAAATAGTATGCTTGTTTGCGTTTCTATTATATCATGTCTGGTGTATAATTATTACATAAGATGGTTACAAAAAAGTAGCCCCCTTATACCGACTAAAGCAAGTAAGGAGACTACTATGAATTATTATATACCAAAAATACAATGTAAAAGTAAATTGCCCGAGTATAAGGCTTGGGAGAATATGATAACTAGATGTTATAGGTCAAGTTACCCATATAGCAAAAACTATAGATTACGTGGTATAAAAGTATGTGACGAATGGCTACATGACTTCGAAGCATTCCACAACCACATCGGCGATAAGCCATCACCAAAACACTCACTAGATCGAATTGATAATAATGGCAATTATGAACCTGATAATGTTAGGTGGGCGACATATAGCCAACAAGCCTTAAATAGAAGATCTAGTCTTAATAAAAATATTAGAAAGAAACGAAAACCAATATTAAATAAATATGGGCATGTTGGTATACGTATGTTAGAAACTAAAAATAAAGGCGATAGGTGGGTCGCATATATTGGCGATGATCATTTAGGAACATTTAGCACCAAAAACGAGGCTATACAGTGCAGGGAATTAGCAGAAAAGACTAGACAATACTTGCATTTACATATCGTGTATGCTAAAATTGGAGTAGTAACAACCATAGAAAGGATTACGAAATGATAATAAATGTCATCAAAATTAATAGTGAGTATCCGTTAGGAGCAACGGACGGTACTACTTACACAGTTGTGCCGAGGAGATAGTTATGAAAGCAATATATAAAGCATTGGCCGCTTTCCAACAAGAAGTACCAACAATAAAAAAGAATTCATCTGGTTATGGATATAAGTTTGCTGACCTTGAAGAGATTAACAATGTAATTAAACCATTACTATCAAAAAATGGGCTTGGGTATGTTCAGCCGATTGAAGGTACGGCTATCAAAACAATAATTTTCCATGTTGAATCCGGTGAAACTATTGAAAGTTCAACAGACATCCCACAAGGCGTTCAATTAGCAAAGATGAACGACTTTCAAGTGCTTGGATCGGCCATCACTTACTTGAGACGTTATTCACTTAGCTCAATGCTTGGACTTGTTACTGACGAAGACGCAGATGCGAGCGGTGAGCAGACAAGTAAACCGATTGCATCACAACTAAAGGATAAAACTGCTTACAAAAGTTTACAAGAGGATAATATACGATCAATGGGGAAACAATTAGGATATGAAGATCGCATCATGGACGCTAAAATCGCTACAATCATGGACGAAGAACAAGCTACTACTATGATGAACAATTTAACAGAACTAATTTTTAAGAAGGATATGTAATAATGGCAAATCTATATGAAATCAATCAAGAAATACTAAACTGTATCGACTTAGAAACAGGCGAGATTGTAGACGTTGAAAAGTTTGACCAACTACAAATAGACAAGACTACCAAGCTTGAAAACGTGGCGTTGTGGTACAAAAACTTGCAAAGTGAAGCACAGGCTTACAAGGCCGAGATGGATATATTCGCCGAGAAGCGAAAACGTGCCGAGAATAAAGCCGAATCACTGAAAAGATACCTTGATAGTGCGCTGCAAGGCAACAAGTTTGATACAGTTAAAGTAAATATTAGCTATCGAAAGAGTGCCAGTGTTGAAGTGATTGATATTGATAAACTACCAGAGGAATACAAAAAATCTATTACAACTGTATCAGCCGATAAAGTAGAACTTGGAAAAGCACTAAAGTCAGGTACAGAAATTGACGGTGCTAAATTAGTAGAGAATAATAACATACAGATTAAATAAATGGTCGATGAACTAACAATCACAGTCGAAGAAATAATAGACTGGATACACGAATGGAGTGGAAATGAGCAATAATCTCTGTGATACCAATCAAGCCCTAGACGATGAATTCAATAAGTTAATTGATGAGTTGAGCGAATAACATGGTCTACATGGTACGATACGGCAATAAGTACGGCGCTAAAAAAACAACCTATAACGGTAGGCGCTATGATTCCAAACTCGAAGCCCGGGTCGCCTATGAACTAGATATGCGAATGAAATCAGGCGAGTTTACCGAGATAATACCTCAATACAGAATAAAACTATATGTTTATCTACCTGACGGTAAGCGAGCCGATTTGTTTACTTACGTCTGCGATTTCAGATGCCAAAAGGCTGACGGAAGTTATTTACTAATAGAGGCGAAGGGAAAAGAGACCGAGGTGTACCGGGTTAAAAAACGGATACTTGATTTGGTGTGGCTACCCGACCACCTTGATTATGAGTATGAGGTTATAAAATGAGGTACTTTTCAACATTTAGTGGGATCGGGGGATTTGAAATTGGAATCAATAATGCTTTTTATAAAGAACAAGTGTCAGAGTTGGAGGGTGTACGACCCAAGGGGGATAATCTGCACACTACCAAGTCGTGGTCCGAAGACAGGGCAGAACAGCCCACTTGTGTTGGTTACAGCGAAATTGACAAATACGCAATTAAAGTATACGAAAGGCAATTCAATGGACAAGATACTAATAGTGGGGAACTTGGGGAACGGTTATCAGACGCACAATGTTTACGACCCAATGGGGATAGCACCGACAGTCCGAGAGAATCACGGCAAAACAACGAAAGTATTACTAGGAGACACAAAGCATATGGAGACATCACAACAATTAACGCTGATACCCTCCCCGACTTCGACTGTCTCGTCGGAGGATTCCCTTGCCAAGCTTTTAGCATCGCTGGAAAACGAAAAGGGTTTGACGATACCAGAGGGACGTTGTTCTTTGACCTTGCGAGAATACTGCGAGCAAAACAACCTAGATTATTCGTCTTTGAAAACGTTAAAGGATTGTTATCTCATGACTCGGGAAACACTATTAAAACCATCTTCGCCACGCTTGATGAACTCGGGTATGACATACAATGGCAAGTACTTAACTCTAAGAACTTCGGAGTGCCACAAAATAGGGAAAGAATTATCATTGTCGGACATCTTAGAGGAACACCCCGACCCCAAGTATTTCCTTTCCGAGAAAATGACAACTCACTTACTAAAAAGAACGGATACCAAGTATCGAAGTCCGCAATTAGTGGAACACTCACCGCAACCGACGCAAAAATGCACCTAGACGGAACATACATAAGACAACTTAATAACCCTACTCACTCCAACGACAGAGTATACGGGACAGATGGAGTCAGCCCAGCATTAAACACTATGCAAGGTGGGAATAGACAGCCTTTCATAGCAGCGCAACGAGGCAGGGGTGAACCACCAGTGCAGCAGCTAGAGGCAAGACCAGATGACATCACTAATACTATTACCAGCGTCCAAAAAGACAATATGGTGATGATTCCAGAAGCCACTAAAAAAGGCTACGCAGAAGCTAGTGTCGGTCAAGCGATCAACTTATCAGTACCGAACAGCAAAACACGCAGAGGCAGGGTATCGGACATAGCACCTACTGTTGATACTGGTATGCAGCTTCATACTCTGACTGAAGATGTAAAGATCAGACGACTTACTCCAAAAGAGTGTGAGAGATTGCAGGGATTCCCAGATAACTGGACTAAATACGGCATAGGTGATGAACCTATCAGCGACTCACAACGATACAAGATGTGCGGGAATGCCGTAACAACTAATGTTATTCAGGCTGTGTTCGAGAGGATATTTGAAAGTCATGCTTGACATATCATATCGTGTATGCTAAACTGATATTATCAGTCCATAGAAAGATTGACGCAGCGAGCGATAAGAATAGTCCAGCCGAATGACTACCGAGTGAATAAGGCAACTCGCACATAAACATTAACAATTCAATCACGGACTACAGGCGGTTTATAGCGAGAAATGAGTATAATATGAATAACCCTCAAGTTATCGAAGAAATAGCTAATGAAGAAACATTAGTAATGATATGTATAGATGATGATAATCAATACGGATTATTAGTAGATAGTAACTATGCAAAAGATAGACTAACTATTAAAGCCAATAGCTTTCAAGAAGCAAGAGAAATGGCAAAATCATTGTTATGACTGAATATATAACAGTAAAACTCACTAAAGACCAAGCACAGACAGTAATTGACGGTTTATCTTGGCTATACTATAAAAATAGCGAGTGCAAAACCGAAAAAGAGACTAAACACAACGCTTTTATATTTAGACTAGAACGTCTTATAAAAGCAGAGTTAGTTAAATAATTAATAACTAAATAATAACCGCTTAACCGCTTGTAACCCGTGATTGAATAAACATTAACAACTTGATTGCCTACAAGAGACCAACCAACCGAGTCGGACGTGCAATCCGTTCCACGGTGTAGGACTGCGAGCCTACATCAAATCGCGTCAAGGTGGTTTCTCGCAGGTAATCAAGAGAAAAGGAGACAGTAATGTCAAAAAAAGAAACAAACCAAACAAAAAAAGAAGTAAAAACTTATACCAAAAAAGAAGTGTTTGTAGCGATCTTGCCCTGGGCAATAATCTACACGCTAGTATTATCAGTATCATTGATAATCGGTATGTGGTTTTACACTTGCAACTCAATGGGTGCATATAACCATAATGTACAAGATGCAGCACTCACGATTGTTAAAAGTTTAAAATAATACGCCCTATAAACAAGCAGGGCGAGGCAATAAAGAAAGATGAAGTTATAGCCGTCTTAGAACCTGAACAGCCACAGAACGCCCCAGAACAAGTAATTTGGCTATATTTAATAGACAAAGGCTATACCAAAGAACAGACTGCTGGGATAATGGGTAATCTGTACCAAGAGCATAAGTTCAGAACCGATGGCGACGGTTTATGCCAGTGGCTAGGTGAACGCAGAAATAAACTGCAATCATTACCAAACTGGCAGGATCTAAACGTGCAACTCGATTACATGATGAGCGAATTGAACGGTAGCGAAATCTACGCCAATAACTTAGTAAAGCAATCAACCACGATTGAGGATGCTACAATAGCATTCCAAAACGGTTTCGAAAGATGTGGCAATTGCATGGAGAACCAAAGAATACAATACGCTATAGATATTTATGGTAGATACTGATGGTGGTAAATTAAGAAAGGTGGGATATGAACGATTACAGTTTCATATACGAGTTTATAATCAAACTATGGGCGATTGGCACGATTATGTTGTCGGTCGCTGTAATAATAGAAAGGAAAAGCAATGTTCGATAATCTAACAAATAACAATCTACTTGACGATATGCTCCTAGACTACCAAATCTTCAAACTTAACTGGTACTGGGAGAGTGAAGAATATATATGGAAACGATGGGTTAGAACTAATTAAAGGAGAACGAAATGTCAAAAGATAATAACACTGGTGAAGACAATACAGGCAACAGTAACTCAGGCAACTGGAACTCAGGCTACTGGAACTCAGGCAACAGTAACTCAGGCTACAGTAACTCAGGCAACTGGAACTCAGGCAACTGGAACTCAGGCAACTGGAACTCAGGCGACAGGAACTCAGGCAACAGGAACTCAGGCTACTGGAACTCAGGCAACTGGAACTCAGGCAACAGTAACTCAGGCTACAGTAACTCAGGCAACAGTAACTCAGGCAACAGTAACTCAGGCAACAGTAACTCAGGCTACGGGAACTCGACAAATCGAGAGAGTGGTATATTCTGTTCTGAAGAAGGCACAGTCAGGTTATTCAATAAAGAAACTAACCTAAAATGGGAAGATATTGACCACCCTGATTTTGAAGAGTTTTATCTTAATAAGTGGATTTCAGAATCAGATATGACCGACGAGGAAAAGAAAGCCGACCCTAATTTCTTTGTACGTCAAGGTTATCTCAAAACCTATACTTGGAATGAAGCGTGGGCTAACTACTGGAAAGATACCAGCGAAGAAGAACGCCAAAAAGTATTAAATCTACCTAATTTCGACTGGGTTGTGTTCACAGAAATCACAGGTATTACACCTAGCGAGCCGGAAAAAGAAAAAACAACCAACCCTAAAGAGATAGTTATCGACGGTGCTACTTATGTGTTAAAGGATTCGGAGTAACCAATGAAAGACACAGAGCTAGAAACAATCTTAGTAAAGTTTGCTAACCGAGTTTTAGATGTAAGAAATGGTAAAGATAATCCTACGCTTGGCGAACTGGTAAACGAACCGAAACAAGCTATCCTCTCCCATTACATAGCTAAAAGTGAGGTTTTGGAGATAATTGGTGAACCACCATATATAGATGAACAATGCGTCAGAGATAATCTATACGGCGTGGAACAGTTGAGATGGTTAAGATGCGAAAACAATTTAATTAACCAGCAACGTCAACGCCTTAAATTAAGAGGGGGTAAGTAATGAATGGGTTACATAATAAAAACACCGAGTTACATAATAACAGTGATAAGAATAGCGAAAAGGTTACATCTATCCAAGACCAGAAAGCAGACGAAATAAAAAACTCTGACGGGAACGAATCCAAGTCAGAGTGCTGTAACCCTATTATAACAGAAGCAGACGAAATAGATGCGTTATGGTACAAAACACAAGACTTTTATTCATATCGAATGGACAAAGAAATGTTTAACACAGAACTCCTGGCTCTAAAGGAACGCTGGGAGAGAGAGGCACGAATAGACGAATTAGAAGGATTTTGTGGTCATTCTAACGAAATACCAGAGACTGTTATAAAAGCTCGTATCGCTCAACTTGGAGGTAAAGATGAGTAAAGCAGATTTCAAAACTATTATGATGATTGGGGAGTGGCGAAAGGGAGTAAATGTTTTATCAGACCTTTTGGGCGAACCTATACACGTTCAACTATCTAAGAAAGCAGAAGCAAAACTGAAAGAACTTGATAAAAAGTATGACGATTTTTACAAACTGTCGATACCAGATAGACTTATATTTTCAGAAATGGGTGGTAAATCTAATGAGTAAAAGTATTAGAAGTGTATCTAACCCTACATCAGAACCAGTACCTAATAATAGAAAAAAGGTTGGCAATATATACGGTGTAGACATAGTAAGCGACCCAGATTGCCCAGAACACGAAATACGTATAGAACCAGTACCGACTATTAACGAACAAACAAAGAAGTGTAAGCATACTAATGTATGGATTATCTCTGGTGGCACTATGTTATGGTGCTATGAGTGCGGTGCAATTAGACCAAACATCGCTGGAAGCCATACAAAGCGAGTATATTGGCAACCACCTAGTAGAAGTAATATAAATCCTGCTATGGCAGATAAATATCCAGCACAAAGTTGGAAGGAGCAATCTAATGTCTAGTAATAAACCTAGTAAAGAGGAAGAGTTACATAATAAAAAACCAGAGTTACATAATAACAGTGGGGAGAAATGCGAAAAGGTTACATAATGAGTAATGAACCTAGTAAGGAGAAATACCAGATAATATATGCCGACCCACCTTGGAGATATAGGCAGGGTAAATCTATGGGTACGAAATTTCAAGGTGCAGCTGATGCTCAATACGATTGTATGGATATAGAAGATATTAAAAATCTACCTATACCAGAGTTGGCAGACGATGTGTGCGTGTTGATGCTTTGGGCAACGTTCCCACAACTACCAGAGGCTCTCGAAGTGATTAAGGCGTGGGGTTTCAAATATAAGACACTAGGCTTCAGCTGGCTGAAAACTAATAAAGATGGTTCGCCTTTCTTCGGTATAGGATACTATGCTAAATCTAATCAAGAGGTATGTTTACTAGCTACGAAAGGCAACGCTCACTCCTTAGTAGTATCTAATAAGGTATCGTCATTCGTAAGCACTGGAAGGACAAAACATAGCGAGAAACCACAAGTATTTAGAGATAAGATAGTTGAATTATTCGGAGATATAAAAAGAGTAGAACTATTCGCCAGACAGAAAACAGACGGTTGGGATGTCTGGGGTAACGAGGTAGAAAGCGATATACAGTTATGAGTAATGTAGATGATGATATAGATAAGGAACTTTATGCCTTTTTTTATAGTGCCACTGACGAACAAGAGTTAGTCCACGACATTCAGCGTAGCGTTGATAAAGCTAAACAAGCTATCACCACTCTAATAGCCCAGTCAGAGAGGAAAGCAAGGTTAGATGAGTGGAAATTGATCTCAGAAGTCCAACACAGTGCAGGAATAACAGCAGAGTTGTATTTTGGAAAAGAACGAGACGAGCGTATCAACCAATTAACTAATGAGGAGAATAAATAATGACTAACCAAGAACTAACTGAAAGAATGGACGAGATAAAAGAACTTGTTAGACGTTTTGAAGACGGAATAGATGTTGTCGATAATGAGTTAGATTGGAATACTTTTAAGCAACAACTACTCCAACTGATTAAAGAAGTAGTGGTAGGGGTTATCGGTGAAAAAGAACCAGTCATATCGCAACATTATTACGCAGGTGATATTGAAGAACGAACTGCGTTTCCAGACAGGCGTAATAATTTACGCAACAAGCAACTCTCAAAATTAAACGAACTATTAAAAGAGGAGAAAGAATAAATGTACCGCTACAAACTAATGCTACTAAAACCATTCAAAGCAATAATAAACTGGTACAAATCAATCACGGATCATAAATAACCTTGCATAAACATACACGATATAGTATAATGAAACCATCAATAACATAGGAAGGATTGACGTGGAAACGATACAAATCTATACCAACAAAATGACAACTGAACCGGAAGATAGAGATCAGTTGTTAGTAACCATAAATAACGTAAGTGTGGAAGATATAGTGCCACAATTTACAGCCAATGACTTATTAAAAGCCATTGATAGTCATTATGGTGCATCAGTAATAGCCGAGTGGTTGGCTGATGGGTGCGACGAAGATTAACGATTAAAGGAGATTGAAATGGATTTTATAATCTGGATCGGACTTTGGATAGGCATTGCCTTATTCGTAGTTCATATAGAAAAACTAACTGATAAGGAGAATAAATAGATGTGCGCCGGAACTATAGAAGGTGGGTTGAAAGTCAGGGCTAAAGTATTAGCTAAAGACCCAGATTACTACAAAAAGATAGCACTAAAATCACAGGTAGCTTGGGATAAAAACGGCCGAAAACCAAGAGGGTTCGCCTGTAATCCAGAACGAGCGAAAGTTGCTGGAGCTATCGGTGGCACTAAATCACGTCGCAAAAAGCGAGTATAATAGAATTGTTGCCCTTATGTCAATAACGGTAGCACCTGTCGTTGGCAACACCATAATTTAAAAGAGGATAATATATTTGTAAACTTTACTTTGAATATGACAAGACACTAAAGCAAATCAAAAAAGATTTGAAGAAAAGGACTATAAATGAGCGAAGAAACCATAGAATTACTCAAAAAAATAGTAGAGGAGTCAACAAGCAAGAACGGTGAGGTAGATTTAATCAAGATTGGTGGTAAAATACTGTGGATTGTGAGGGATAATAGCGAAATATGATAAAACTATTGACTTATTATAACACTTATGATATACTGTATACATAAGGTTGAATGACACAGGCGTAAACCTTATACAATCAGAGAATAGTTACACGATAAGTAATTGCGTATCTGAATGATTATCGAAACAAGAACTGGCTATCAAAGGCCAGTTTTTATGTTATACTTGCACTTGATATGATAGGAGCATTTAACCTATGAAAGTACACAACACTAACAACCTACCGACAATACCAATAGCTGACCTATTGCCATCACAGGGCAACCTTAAGGACTTATCAGAAACCAATTACAAGAAACTAAAGAACACAATTGAAAGACGAGGCTTTAGTTATCCAGTATATGTATGGGAAGATGATAATAAACTATTACACTTGCTAGACGGACATCAAAGGCAACGAGTATTAAAGACAGAGGGTTGGAATGAACCAATACCTTATCTAAAAGTTCCTGCCGAGAGCCTACAAGAGGCAATGGCACGATTACTAGAGATTACCAGTCAATACGCCACTATCACCCAAGAGGGTATTGATGAGTTTATCGCCACTTATGGTCTATCTGAGCAAGACGTATATGAGTCGACAAGTTTTGATGCTCTAAGATTTGGGCAAGACGAAGAAGAGATAGATGTTGAGGAAGATAAAGCACCCGAAGTGGATGAGGGGGGGGGTTGCCTCAAGTGTCCTCGGCACTGTTTACCAGTTAGGGAGGCACAGAATAATGTGTGGTAGTGCTACAAGCGATGATGACGTAGAAAAATTGCTAGACGGTAGTCAAATAGACACAATACATACTGATCCACCATACGGAGTAGATTATAAAAGTAAAAAGCTCGGTGGAATAATGAATGATGAGCTTAAAAACGATTCGTTATACCAACTAGTGTATGATGCATTCTATATAGCAAAAGAACACATAAAAGATGATGCCGCCACCTATTGCTGGTATGAAGATAAATATAGACACATATTCCAGTCGGCACTAGAAGATGCCGGATATGAATTTAAGCAGAATCTAGTATGGAATAAAGGTATGAACCTTAGCGGTGCGGACTATCAAAAGGCACATGAGAATATGCTATATTTGCAGTTAAAAGATTGTAAGGCAAAATGGTTTGGCGGTAGAGATAAGAAAACCATATTAGGTAAAAGACGAACCGATATAGCGACAATGAAAAAGTCTGACTTGATAGCTGCATTAGTGGCTATGCAAAGTCAGTCAACAGTATGGGATATTGATAGAGATGTGGTTACTACATACGTTCACCCAACGCAAAAGCCGATACATATAGCAGCAAGAGCAATACAAAACTCTACGGAAGACGGAGATGTAATATATGATGGATTTGCTGGTAGTGGCTCAACGCTGATTGCTTGTGAGCAGATAGGTAGAACTAATTACTCAATGGAACTAGACCCGAAATACACAGATGTTATTAGAAAGCGTTACGCTAAGTTCACTAACGACAACGAGTTACCTGATAATTGGGAAGAACTAACACCAGCAATAGCAGGTGGAGAGCAGGTAACTTGATATGCCATTTCCTAACCAAGATACACAGTTCAAACCAGGTGAAAGCGGTAACCCTAATGGATTACCAAAGGGCACTAAACACCTATCAACCCTCATCAGAGAGATAGGCGAGAATATAGACTGGGATAAGACAACCCTGAAGAATAAAGACCATCTCAAAGAACTCTATGGTAATAACGGTTGGAAAGCTATTGTCTATGTTGCGATGACTAAGGCGATGGCCGGTGATCATAATGCTATGAAATGGTTATCTGAAAACAGTTTTGGCAAACACATAGATATTACCTCAGATGGTGAAAACATAAACAAAGTAAAAGAACTAACCGACGAGGAACTAGATGCAAGAATTAGACAGTACTTCAAAAATAGACTTGTCTGATTTACTTAGCGAAGCCGAACGGCGTAAAGCTAAAAAAGACTGTACTATATTCGTCAATGAATTCTTGAGGACATTCGACCCTCGGCCGGATGTTATACCTCACGACGTGGACTTTATACTCTATGACTTTCAAGAGTCAACCGTTAAAAAGATAGTCAACAAGATATTTAATGGCGGCGATCTATTCATTGAGAAATCTAGGGATATGGGAGTGTCTTGGGTAACTTTGGCTATTCTATTATGGTGCTGGTTAAATGTTGACGGCTTTCAAGCTCTTATAGGCTCTCGTAAAGAGGATTATGTCGATAACGGCCAGATAGATTCATTATTCGGCAAGATTGATTACCTGATACGCAACATCAAAGACAAAGAGCTATTGCCTAAAGGATTCAACGACGATAAGCATCGGACTTATATGAAGTTGGTCAACCCTGATAACGGCAACACTATACTAGGCGAATCAAGTAATAAAAACTTCTCTCGTGCTGGACGCTATACGGTGGTGTTCTTTGATGAGTTAGGCTTTTGGCCAGACGCTAGGCGTTCGTGGCAAGCGGCCGGTGACGCAACCAGATTTAGGTTAGCTGTTACGACCCCACCAGATGAACCAAGCTTTGCCAAAACGTTACGGTTCAGCGATAAGATAGAAGTGCTTACTTTGCATTGGAAACTACACCCTAAAAAAGACCAAGATTGGTACGAGTACGAGAAATCAAGGCGTAATGAAGAAGAAGTCTTGCACGAGTTAGACATTAGTTGGGAATACTCAAGCGTTGGCAAACCATACCCTGAAATCAATTTAATAGACATAGGCCGGTATGATTATGACAATTCACTACCGTTATATATATCACTAGACATTGGACTTGACGCAGTGGCAATTGGTTGGTATCAGCCAGTACGCAATTCAAACCTAGTAACATTGGTTGATTCTTATGAGAACTACGACAAGATTATTGACTGGTACACTCCTTTTTTTGGAAAGCCGATTAGTTCAGACCATATTTACACATCAGAGGATATTGAACTTATTAACAGGGTCAAGATGTGGCAAGGTGGTATGTTCTTCGGCGATCCGTCAGGCAAACAAAGACACGTTGAAAGCAGAGTCAGCCCTTATGAGATACTGTGGAAAGATTACGGCATCGTAGTTCAGACTAACGACATAGAGAATAACTGGCCAGCAAGACGAGATGCCACCAAAAGGATACTAAGCCATTTCAGAATAAACGACACGCCACGCAACAGGTGGTTCATAGACTGTGTGGCATCGGCTCGCTATCCTAAACGTGATGAGGAAACATCGCAATCAACCACGCCGATTAATAAGCCGGTACATGACTGGACATCGCACCACAGGACGCAATTAGAGTTTTTTTCAGTAAATTATCACTCGCTTAATAATGATGACCCAGATAGCTATGTCAGTTCGCCGTATAATAGCAAGACCGACCAAGTTATAGCATTAGGTGGCATAGGTATTAATCCTAGCATTGATGCTATATTGAATAGAGGTAATGACACTAACAATGATTGGATGTTATGAACGAAAAAATAATACTCCTAGATAATTCACGTTTTACGACATTAATAGTTGACCCAACAATCGTAAAAGAGGAGGTCAAAGTACATTGTCTTTATTGTGGCCATTGGCTGATGTCTATGAATAGGAAATTTGCGGTAGCGGCCGACGGTGCAGAGCCTTTTGGCGGCGGTGAAATACCATTAAACGTGTTCAGAGTTACCAGAGTATGTGGCGTATGCAACCCTAAACATTACTATATTATCTATTTCAATGGCGAGGGTTCGGGATTGTGATATAATTAAGCAAAGGCCAGAGCTTATCTGGTTATTTTTATTGGAGATACTAAATGCACAATGATACTTACACTCAGTACAAAGAAGACCCAAAAGTAGACATGGTTGACGGCCAAGAAGGTGTGGCCGAATCATACGATAATTTCGCACTTGATTTACCTGATAGCGAAATAACCGACATTTTAGATAAGCGCATAAATGACAGCCGAGCATTTTGGAATGACCAAGCAGGATTTAATCTAAAAAGTAGGCGAGAGCGAAACAATAGATTTGTATTGGGCGATCATTGGTATGACTCAGGCTCTTTACAAGGCGGTATACCTTACGTGCAGAATGAAATATTTACAGCCGAGCAAGTCATATCGTCATACGTCACATCAAGGTTACCAGAGGTTGAAGTATATCCTGGTCAAGATACTCCTGAATCACGCCGACTAGCACAAAATATATCCACCTTATTAAAGGCTCATTCCGAAGAACACAACTTACAAGGTATTCTTACCAATATTGTGCTATCAATGCTAAACGATTATGTCGGATTGATTGAATTAGAATGGGATAAAGAATACGGCAAACTTGGCGATATTAGAATCAACCAGATTGCACCTCGAAACTTCATAGCTGATAAACGAGCCAAGCAAGGGTCAAACCCTGGTTTTAGCTCATTCAACATACAGAATACGGCCGAGGAGTTAATCGCTAAGTTCCCAAAGAAAAAAGAGGATATAACAAATAAAGTCGGTGGTAAACTACAATCTGTCATTACTTGGCGCAAAGTTTACGTTACTACTTATATAAATTCTAAGCCTACCGAAGCTTTAGTGTGCTACTTTGAAGATATTGTACTCGCTAAAAACAAACTACCGCATTGGATTTATGACGAGGAAACAGAGGAAGTAACTAACTATCTAAGTGAACCTACTAAACCTGTTATACCTTTTAACTATATAAATGACGGCTTACACTGGATTGATCGCTATGGGCCGATTGACCAAGTAATACCATTACAACTTATGATTGACAAAATAGGCCGACAAATCCAAAAGGGCATAGCCCATTCATCGCCTGTATTAGTATTTAATAAAAAAGCTTTGCCTAAACCAGCCGCCGACCAAGTAAAAGGCGAACCTTGGGAAAAGATACTCGTAGACGCACAAGACGTTAACACGGCCTATGGAGTCATACAAGCCAATCAAATACCGGCTTTTGTCGTAAATGAGATTACAAGACTTGCAGGATCGCTACACGAGATATTCGGCACACCACCACAACTTAGAGGTCAATCAGGCCAACAGACTGCTACGCAAGACTTAATGGCTCGCAATGAAGCCTATAATCGCCAGGATTTACTTGTTAGGGCAATAGATCGTTCATTGGATAAATACTTCAATTATTTACTACAAATGATAAAAGTCTACTATACCAAAGACCACTTTATATCGGCACTTGGCGAAGATGGCCGCTATGATTTCGTAACATTAAATAGGAATGATATTGAAGACGGTATAAAAGTCAGAGTCAAAGCCGGTTCAACCTTGCCAATGGACAAAGGCAGACTTGAACAAGTAGCCCTAAGCCTAGCAAAGATGGGTAAAATATCACTACTATCTCTATACGAGTTCCTAGACGTTCCAAACCCAGGCAAACACGTTGAGCGTGTCCTTAAAGAGCAAATCGACCCAGTAACTACGATCGAGGATATACGCAACGACAATCAGGACGCTAATGCCGTAGAAGATTATGAAATGATTGAGGCCGGTCAAGAAGCAATGCCACGAGATGATGTAGACTTAGGACATATTAAAACCCACCACAAACAACTGCTATCCAATGACTTCAAAATGTGGCCTGTGGAAAACCAAGAGATGTTTAAGGCTCATATCCAATTAGAGTTAGACAAAGTGAAAGCTCTCAATAACATTACCGAGGAAAGCCTATACCCACCTGAACCAGAAGAACCAAATCCAGGTATAAATGCCAGTGTAAATGTTCCACCGGCTATGCAACAACCAGCTCCATCAAATATTCCACCAATCGCTCCGACCACTCCGCAGTTGCCATCTCCAATGATGTGATATACTAAAATCACTAAATAGGAGCAATCAATGACATCACTTAATCAAGAAGTCGATTCAATCATTGCAGCGGATGGGATTGACAACTCAATACCAGCCGTAGCAGACGATACACAAACAGATAACCAAGATAACGCCGACAACAGTAATCAGGATGACAAAACGCCTGAATCTAATGACGTTGATAATCAAGATGATACTCAAAAAGAGCCTGAAAATAAAACTGATGATACTGATGATAAATCAGGTGATAAACCAGATGAACAGCCAAAGATTGATGCTACCCCACCACCAGTAGAATCAAAACCGCAAGACCCTGTTACTTTCCTGCAAAGCCTTGATTTAACCGAAGACAAGATACTAAAAGAGGACGGCTCGATTAAAGAGTTCAAAGAGGTTGTAAATATCGGCCAGTATCTAAATTCGCAAATTACACCGATTGAAGTTACTGGCAAAGATGGCCAAAAGTACACGTTTAGTCTATTAGCTGATGTCGAGGAGAAGTTCCCAGACGGGTTCGAGGCTAAAAATAATATCGAACAACTTAAATTCAACAGTGCAATCATGGCTAACGAATCCAAGTTTAATAGTGCGATTGAAACACTTAAATCAGCCGAGGCACAATATACCAAAGAGACCAGTGCATTCGTACAAGCCAAGAGCGATAATGAAAGAATCGGAAAAGAGTACCGAGCTATGGCCGACGCTGGTTTAGTGCCTAAAGTTGAGGGCGATCCAAGCGACCCTAAATTCCTAGAGCAACCAGCCATCAAAGAGCTTGATAAAATCTTGAACTTTATGGAAACTAAAAACAAAGAGTTGGCCGAGAAAGGTTTGGGACAAATCAACAGCGTATATATAGCCAAGCAATTGATGGACAACGAAACTAAATCATCCGACAAAGAAGATAAGAAGCAAGACATTATCAACCAACGCAATGAAGTTGCCAGTCTATCAGCTACGCCACCATCCGATGACGGCAAGAAAAAACAAACTTATACTAATGTGCCAATGTCACGATTGGCTGACGAAATAATAGCTCAGGAGGGCTTACGATGAACGAAGTAACATTTATGTTGGCGATTTTAGTCAGTAAAGACGTGTTGTCATTACAAGAAGCAGTCGCTATAAAGAAATCATTATCGCAAGGTATTATCAGCTCCAATCTAAAAGATATGATTGAAAAGGTTGACAAAGCTACCGAAACCAAAGAATCTGAATTTGAAACCATCCACGCTCAAGACATATTGTAATAATTGATAAAAAAGTAACTCTGTGATATAGTCTTTACTAAGAAGACCCGAGTCACGGAGTCTTTTTTTATTAACAAAAGAAGGAGTAAAAAAGGATGATTTTCAACAATAGAATCACCGACATTACGTACAACAAAATTCTTCCGAAGGTTGTTGATACGAAAAACGACGGCAACGTCGCAACTGCTCGTATTCTGGGCGTACAGCTCGGGCGAACATGGACTGGTTCAGCTCTGAATCAAGTTATCCAGATTGATAATGATTCAACTGGTGGTGCTTTCGACGGACTAGATCAATTCAGCACGGCACAAACCAACAATACTCGCTCATTGAGCTGGTATACAAAGGGTTACTACCAATCAGTAGTTGCTTCCGGTATGGAGCAAGATGTAAACAACGGCGAAGCACAAGCTATCCGCTACATCGCTTCCATTATGGATAGAGCTAAGACTTCAATGCTTGAGGGCATCGGTACTTTATTCTACGGCATCGGTTCTGGTAAAAACTTTGACGGATTCGGTCTTATCGCTGATGACTCAACTTTGACAAGTACTTATGGTACTTTGGCACGTGCAACTTATGGTGACAATATCAACGCTTACGTTGACGCAGCCGCTACCCTCACATTTGAGGAAATCGCAGCAGCTATCGACGGTTCAAGTGCTTCTGGTATTGAAACCGAACGACCAAACATCGGCTATATGCCTGCAGCAGTATGGAGCATATTTGAAAGTCTGCACTACGCAGCCGTTCAAGCTAAATACGATTCAGTAGGACTTAGTGGATACTCTACTATTAACGGTAATACCCCAATCGGACGAACAATCCCAGCTGACTCTCTAAAGGGTGCATCTGGTTTTGATAGCCTAAGCTTCCGCAAGATTCCATTCGTTGCTGACGCTAAAGCACCATCCGGCTCGTTGTTCTTGATTAACGAACACTACCTGGAATTCCCAGTTTTGCGTTCAACAAGCAAGAGCGTCAAGAGCGTATCTCCAAACACTGAGGAACAAGAAGGTTACTACGCTGAAGCTAAAATGCCTTCAACGATTCAGTTCCGAGATATGATGGAATCTATTAACCAATATGGTTCTGCTGGATTCTTCCTGGTAATGGGTAATTTAATTCATCGCAATCCAAAGCGAAATGCTCGCTTAACTGGAATTGCGGCTTAAGGAGGATGATATGTCAAGACAATCACTTATAGCAATCAACACACGAGAAATCAGTTCGGTTAAACAACACGATATTGGTACAAAGTACGAAGATGAGTTTGGTAACATTTACCGATATATCAAGAATGCGGCTGTAGATCTTGCACCTGGTAAAATCATTGTAAATGCTGACTCCGATTCCGACGCTACAAATGTAACCGTTGCTCGCACATACGCTGCTGGTGCAAAGGAAATAATCATCGACGCTGGTAACGCAATCGCCGCTGACGCATTTGCAGATGGTACATTAACGGTAAACGATGCAACTGGCGAAGGTGTAACCGTAGTTGTAGCTGGTAATACAGTTACTACCGGTGCAGCCGAAATGACAGTTACATTGAAACAACCTATTCCAGTCGCTTTGACTATTGACGTTTCAGAAGTCACTTTACAGAAAAATCCTTGGGATTCACCTGTTATTTCAATAGCAGACCAAGCTGATATGCCTGTTGGTGTTCCTAATGTTACGATCACCGCAAACTACTACGGTTGGGTACAGACACGAGGCACTTGCTCAGTCCTATTTGACGAAGCTGTTGCCAAAGGTTTTGCGCTTACGATTGGTTCAAGCACTGTTGGAGCTGTTGAAGCAGCCGACGCAGCTGGTGAGCCAGTTCTAGGTGTCGCTCAAATGGCCGGTGTAGACACAGAATATCAACCAGCTTTCTTAACGATTGACTGATAACCGCCTTTTACCGGAGTGTGTGGGGTTCGCCCCACCACATCCGAGAGGGTTTACAAAGGATAAATTATGGCACATAAAAAAGATTTGATTGAAAGTTTTGTACCTGTAGTTCGCTACAATGGTTTAAAGACTGAAAAAGCTGTATCGCTAGGTAGTACATTGGCTGTCACTGGTGCTATTACAGCCACTGGTGGAGTCGCTGGTGCGGTTTCTGGTGCGGTTTCTGCTACGACACTTAATGCTAGTGGATTAACCAAAACTCCAAACCCAGTACTACAACAGACAGTTACGGTAATTGATGCTCAAAACGGTACGCCAACGATTGCACAAATACTTGGTGGTATCATTACTCATAACTCAAAAACTGGTGGTGGCACGGTAACAGTTCCGACTGGTACTGCTATGTCGGCTGGTGTATCTGGCGTGGCTGTCGGTTCGACTATCAAATGGACTTACTACAACTACGGCAACCAAACGGCAACCATTACGGCTGCTGATGGACATACCTTAGTTGGTGGTACTGCCGCTGTTACAACTGGCAAACACGTATATGTAACTAGCTACTGCTCTGCTGCTAATACTTGGGTTTCGTTCTTAACCACATTAATGTAATATATTAATGGTGTCTAAGCCAAGTAAAAAACAGTCCCTATTGTGGGGCTGTTTTTGTGTGTTATAATCTTGCTATGAACGTAATTAAGCTTATAGAGGCTAGACGTGCCGAGCTTCAAAGGTTATTCGATATAGAAACAGAAAAAGAAAACGCCGCCAAGACTGAAAAAATAAGGTTGCAAGGCGAATATAGAGCATTAGATTATATCCTTAATGAAACTAATAAAAAGAAAGCAGGGAAAGATGGACGAGTATAACGAATCCGTTGCGCCAGACCAAAGTCTGAGAAAAACATTAAACAAAATATTTAGCAGATATAACTGGGTCGGTGTAAAAAACCCACTTGAAAAAGATTTTACGTGGCGTGTTGCTCTTGAGGAGAATGAGATTTTAGATTTCAGACAGGGCGATCCGATGAACGAAGAAAGAATGGCCCAGTCTAACAGTGGTATGTTCTTACCTGGTGATTCACCTATTAAGACACAGACTAAGGCCGTCCAGGTCAATCTAAAAGTTGGTGAAAAACGAATGATAGTCGGTGAAGCTGCCTATGTCGTTGTGCCACGTCTATTTAACGCCTTAGTCCGTCAACGCTATGGCATATCTAAAGCCGGACTTGCTAAACTACGCAATCCATCAATTCAAAAAGAACTTCTAAAAGAAATCATTGTCGGCCCAATCATTGATAACATTGGTCAAGCTATGCAAACTTACGTCAATGAAAAAATGGAGAAGATTGAGGGTTTTAGCGACGTTCAAACTGCCCCAAAAGGATTTAACAACCCAGAGGTTCTAGCTAAAGCGAGAGCTACTAGAGATGCAAACAAAGCAGCAAAAGCTCAATCAGCTTAATAAGACTATAATCGAACGCACAGAGTACTTGCGATCTGTGGAAATTCAAATAGAAGAAGTTTCAAATAATGGCAATAACAGGTTATTTGATATTCAGGGACAGATAGATAGAGCTGAAAGAGAATTGGCTGGTGTTATGAAGCGTATGTTTGAAATAGAACAAATCATAAGAGAAAAACAAAATATAGCAGATAGCTTATAGTTGTTGTATAATGAAGTCAAAGGCCAGAGCTAGTTATCTGGCTTTTTACTTTAGGAGAAATATGTCAATAGTAGAGCCTAACACGCCGAAAACATCTTGGACTATATCCAATACTATAGCTCAAACTACCAGTCTACTCAGTGATGAATCAGACATATTATTTGTTGATGAATTTGGTGCTAACCTATCTGACGGAATAATAGTTATATATGATTTTGAGGCTATGCCTGCCAGTTGGGATTCGATTGATGAAAACTCTACTGATTGGGCTGAGGCTTATGCGATTGCTACTAGTGGCGATCGTGTAACCGAAAGTGGTGATATAAGAGTTACTGCCAATGGTGATATTAGAATAATGACAATATGCAACTCCAATAAAGTGTTGGCCCATGACTGGGATGATGAAACTAATCAGACTACATCTTGGGCTGATCCATACGTTTTAACATCAGATTACTACTTATTGACAGTAAGCGGAGATAGCAGAGTAACTGAGAGTGGTGACATTCGTGTTATGGCTGTATCTAATAACAATAATAAGCCGAGTACGGCATGGAGCGAAGAATACTAATGGCTAACGTAACAATTATAGATTTAGACGAATTGACATCTGTCGATAGGGCGGCTGATTATTTAGAGATAACCGACGCAACCGATTCAGATAATTCAAAACGAGCCAGCGTCAATAGTTTACTTGATTTAGCTTCACATCCTGTCGGTTTAACTGATACGCAGACTTTGACTAATAAAACAATAACTGCCCCGTCCGTATCCGATCCTGTGTTAAGTGGCACTCTGACTGGCACTTATACAATAGGTGGCACTCCGACATTCCCAGCCGCAGTTGTCACGCTCACAGGCTCTCAGACGCTCACAAATAAAGTTCTAACCAGTCCGACTATAAATACTGCAACTATAGCTAACCCGACGCTTACAGTCGATACTATAGCCGAATATACGGCCGCCAATGGAGTTGCGATTGACGGTGTAACTTGCAAGGATTCTGATGTCACTGCCAACGATATTACCGGCACTGGAAATCTTGCGATTACTGGGACTTCTACTTTGACAGGTGCGGTAACTATGGGCGATACATTAGCGGTGACAGGTGCTTCAACATTGACCGGCCAACTAAGCGTTCAAACTGGAACGGCATTGCCAGCCGGTGGAGCGGCAACATCTGGTATATTAGCGACAACTACGGCAAGTTTTGGAATATTCTGGGGTTCTGGCGCTCCTACACTCAGTGCAGCCAAAGGTTCTGTGTATTTAAGGTCTGACGGCTCATCAACCTCGACTAGGTTATATGTAAATACTAATGCGTCTACTACGTGGACTAATGTAACGACGGCGGCATAGGAGATATTATGATTACAACTTTTCAGCAAATATATGAAGAGGTACAAAGCTCAACTCAGAGTTCAAGTGCCACTGAACTTATACTTATAAAGCGAGACGCTAACATAGCCACTCAAAGATTCAAAAGTGTTATGACAAGACCTTGGTCTAGGATAGCCAAAAAAGCTAATTCGGTGGCAAACCAACAGGATTATCAACTACCAAGGAGCGTTCTAAGAGTGTCTGGCGTTGATTATCTAAGCGGCACTACCTACTATCCACTAATTGAAGTTTCATCTGAGCAAAGTTGGAATACACTTAATGCTATGGGAAACGGTAATGGTCAACCTCGCTTCTTCTTCCCTAAGGGTAAAGATGTTATATCACTATTCCCGACTCCTGGCACTGCCGTAACTGATGGGATAAGGGTCTATTATGAGCCGAAACAGCCTAGAATGATAAGCGCCGATTATACGACTGGAACTGTAACTGTAACTAATGGAAGCACCACGATTACTCATTCAGCCACAGGGTTTACGGCAGATATGGTCGGTAGATATATTTACATTACTGACGGATCGGACGGTAACGATTATCAAATAGTAGAATATACAGATACTAGCAATGTAGTAATAGAGAATTACTATGAGGGTACAAGCGGTGCTGGTAAGACTTTCGTGATAGGAATTGTTCCAGATATACCAGATGAATATATACCATCTATAACTGATTATTGTATTGGTAGATTCTTTTTGAGGCGTGGAAACAGAAGTGCCGGTGCTGATTTTATAAGTATGTTCAATATGTCGATTGATGAGTGCAAGGAAACTTACGCATCACCGACGAGTATGCCGAATATCCAGAGTCTGTACGATTTATCATATAATATGTTCGACACGCCCCCAGGCACGTTGAGTTAGGAGTTTTATGCCATTATTAAAAGGTAAGTCCGCCAAAATAATATCGGAAAATGTCAGGCGTGAAATAAAATCAGGTAAAAAGAAAAATCAAGCTGTTGCAATTGCTCTTAGTATAGCTGGAAAGAATAACAAATGAAGCCAAAAATAGTATCATATCAAAACTTTTATGGCGGAATATCAATCGACAACAAGGTTGGTATAGATAATTCACACGCTTATTCAAGATGTATTGATTTTAGAAAAAACCCAAGCCAACTAACACCTTTGGCCGCTACTACTCGTATTGGCTCGAATAACGTAGTCGATTTAATACAACAAATTGTGCAGATAGAAGATGGCACTAGGTATGCACTAGGTAACACTGGCTATTTTTATTCAATCAATGCATCTAATGAAGTATCGGCACTATCAAAATTAGATGATGGGGCGGCCGGTATGCTTTACAGAGCCGATTTGCAAGAAATGTATATGACATCTACTAAAACCGTATCTTATTATGGTAAATTCCCATCACCGACTATACAAATAAACAAATACGCCGAGTCTGTTTCGGTTGATGAAGATGCTGTTAGGACTGGCGGTGCTTTGACTTATGCATTGCCTGATACTATTACGGAAAACGCTACTAATATGTGTGAGTTTTTATCTGATATAGAGCCTTTGATGAAAATTAGAGTTCTCGTGGCGGTAGGTGGAACTGGCGATTGGACTTTAACGCTTCACGATGACGCTAATAATGAACTGGCTACATCTACAGTAGTGGCAGCAAGTATAACCGACGCAACAGCTTTGGACTTTGAGTTTTCAAGTCAAGTAAGACTATACGTCAAGCCAAGTGCTAGGACTTATCACTTCCATTTAACAACTACAGTTGAAGATGGCACGGTTACCGTTGCGACAACTAATGATCTAAATACGGCTGACTTCAGTATCTATGCCGATAGATTGATAAGTACAAACAATGGGTTACACCCGATCGAACAGTTTTTGCAATATGTTTGTATAGGAAATGGACGTTATTTAAGTGTTTGGGAGCCGCTATCAGGAACTCCGAGCAATTTGGAGTGGGATAGGCATAGATTAGATTTCGGCCCAGGCTTTGAGGTTTGTGGTTTATCAATTACTGATGAGTATTTGGTGATAGCTTGTGAAAAGCGTTCTACCGATGCTGATAGAGATTTCCAACAAGGCAGATTATATTTTTGGGACGGTTTAAGCGAGACATTTAACTTCTTTATTGAAATAAACGAGGGAGCGCCTGAGGGTCTTTATACCTATCAGAATGTTGTTTATATGATTATCAACGGTGCATTGTATGTTTGGGCCGGTGGCAAATCACTGATTAAATTAAGGACTCTACTTAATACTGATAGCGAGTTCACAAGTATTTCAGATTCAACTAGGGTATATCCAAATGTGATGGGAGTTCGTCGTAATATATTAGTGTTTGGTTATCCGTCAATTACTGCCTCACAGACTATGGAACATGGCGTATTCAGTTATGGTATGGTCGATAAGGACTTCCCAGCGAGTTTTGGGTATAATTATGTGATAAGTACTGGCACAAGGCTATATGACGGCTCAAATGCTCTTAGAATCGGTTGTGTGCGAAGTTTTGGCGATACATTGTATATTTCGTGGCGAGATGACAGTCAAGAGGCAGGATTCAGATACGGTTTAGACGTTGTAAATAATAGTTCGAGTCCGGTTGCTTCTGGCACTTGGGAATCTAGGATATTTGACGCAACTACCGTATTTAAGCAAAAAATGGCCAGTGATTTGAAACTGACTTGCGACACATTACCAGCCAATGTAACTTTGAGTATGAAATATAAAGTAGACAGAGGCAGTTGGACATATCCGGCCGAAGGTGTTTTGACTGCTGGTAGCACTTACGCCGTCGCAGATGTCGGTAAAAGATTTCACGAGATACAGATAGGTTTTGATTGGGCTTCAACCGCTCCTACTCCGTTTACTGTCACCAGTATGTCATTAGACGTTGACTTACTAACGAATGAATCACCATTTAGTGAGGCTTAATATGAATACATCAGATATTTTTAATGCTAAACCTACTAGTAATTATAGTTCGGATTCGCAACCTACTACCAAGATGAATAATATATCGAGCGTATCTTTGTATGATTTACAGGAACGGATTGCACCTAGACAGATAGCGACTGGTAATAATAGAGGCGAAATGACTATAAAAGGGTTGATACGAGTTGTTGACACAGATGGAAGTATACGGCTGATATTGGGATACAAAAAAGGAGAGTTCTAGTGTCGCTTCCGATTACTACGATGACAGATAACACAATAAATCTGTTAGATAATACTGATTATGGGTTAAAAGTATCAAAGGCTGGGTTTGACGCTCTAACAGCCAGAGATAACGACTTACTAATGAACTCGTCTTGGCCGTCATTGCAAATAGTCAAAGTAGTTGAATCGACTGACACAACACCTATTGCTCACGGATTACCTTACCCCACATTAGCAGTTATAATCGGGCAAGACCCTCATTTACCTTATAACAATGTATTCTCGCCGATAGACAGTGATGCCACGTATGTTTACCCCGAAGTTGGGACTGTTATTATTTATAACTTGGATTTGACAACTGATGTTGACTATCCATATACCGATAAACCACAAATATTATCTACTTACGATAACAATTATGGTATCAAAATGGCTAAAAAAGGTTCTGACATAACAAGCACCGATATGAGGGATTTTATACTTCATTCACGTTGCGGATCGCCGATGGTATTAGCTGTTAAGACTGAAGCAACAGTCAGCCCAGATAACCCAACATATATCCAGTACACAAATAGTTTAGGTTATGCAACATTTGTATTCGGATATGTTTACAACCCATTTTCAAGTAGATATACTGTAGCTCCACCAGCAGGTCAGGCATATCCAGTTACTTTTTCAAATGGGGTTACAAGTTATGTACAGATAAATGTGTTTAGCGATAAAGGTTCTTTAGTTATATTAAGAAGCCCGATGTTTTCTAGCGACCCAGTAGAGGTAACGTACACATGAGAAATTATGGATTAAAAATTAGCAAAAAAGGCATATCGGCCACAAAGACTGACGATTTGTCAGATTTGATAATGGTCACTAGATACCCACTTGCCAAAATAGATTCAACAACTAGCGACAGTTTTAAGACTATAAGCACCACTTTTTTAAGTACCCCTGCATCAGGCGTGGAAACTGAGATATATAGATTTACACATCCTTACGATTACGTACCTCAAGCGTGGGGTTTATGGAACGTGGAATATCCAGATACTGCTACTTGGGTTAGTTACGATCAGGCATACGGTGAATACTTATCTGGTATTGCGGCCGGAGCGCATAGATTAGGTGCAAGGTATGAAGTAACTGATAGCGAGGTTATTTTGTATGCCACTGCCACTGATGGTTCTGTTGGCACTGTAGATATTACTGGTTTCATACTAAAGTTAACGATTTACATATTTGCCGACGATTTATCTGAACAGGATTACACTACGAATGATTAACTATGCTATAATAAAACAAAAGCCGGAGCTATCTCTGGTTATTTTATTTAGGAGAATTAGATGGATAGCGCAACTGCATTAAAAGAATTGAAAAACTATCAAGGCACTAGAAAAAGTGCTGGTGATTATTACTCGCAATACGAGCAAGAAACTGGAGCAACTGAGGCTTCGGCAAGACAAAAAGAACTTCGTGAAACTATCAGAGGCACTGAGGCACAATTAAAAGGTGTTGGTGAATCGGTAGCTGGTAGGACAAGAGGCCAATTAGTAACCGAGGCTCAAAGGGCTAGGTTGCAAAACTTAGAGAGCCAACCAATCGCTGAAACATTAAGCGGACAACAGGCTGCTTATTCGGACTTATCATCGGAATACCAGAACTTACTTAGCCAAGCTGGTACTAGGGCTGGATTAGCTTATCAGACCGATGCTGATAAATTGGCTGCTTTGGAAGGCACATATAACAAACTATTTGCCGAGGAACAAGCTAAGAAGCAACAAGAGCAATGGCTCAAAGAATTTGAAGCTTCAAGGGCTGAATTCGCTGCACAACTGGCTGAAAATCAAAGACAATTTACCGAATCACAGGCTGCTAATAGGGCACAATACGCTGCTCAAGCTTCGTTGTATGATCAACAAAAGGCTGACTCAGAGGCAGCCGTAAAAGCCGCAGAAGAAAAGGCTGCTGCTCTGGCCGCTCAAGAAGCAAAAGAGTTAGCTAGGCTTAGAAGCACAGCAGCTGGTAGTGAAGCTGAACGATTGAAAAAGACTATACCTCAATATTCTAGTGGTAATTTCTTAAAGGACTACGGTGCTAGTATCGGTCAATACGGCCCTCTAGCATTAATCGGGAAAGGCTGGGGCTGGTAATGGCATATCAACTGACAGAACAAGATAAACTACTCGCAAGGCAAAATGCTATGCAACGATTTCAGGCACAGACTCCGACAACTCAAAAAACTGGCGGCAATTTTTTAACCAGTCTATTACCTACCGCTGGCGGTATTCTAGGTGGTATTGGTGGAACATTCTTTGGCCCTGGACTTGGTACTGCCGCTGGTGGTGCTGCTGGTGCTGGTGCTGGAAAGTTCTTACAAAATCTATTAGAAGGTAAAAGTAATGCTGGTGAAGGTGTATTGGGTGAAGCCGCATTAGGTACATTAGGCGGTATTGGAAAAGGCTTGAGTGCCTTAAAAGGTGCTGGAACTGCATTAAAAACAGGACAAGGATTAGGCAAAGCAGCACAGGCTTTGAGATATGGCGCACCGGCAGCAAGTGCTATAAGTACCAGTGCAAATGTAGCAAAAACTGGTATTATATCCAAAGCTGGTAAGAGCCTTGAGAAGTTAGGTGGAAAAACGTTGGGAACGCAGAGTTTGATGACTGGGGCGCAGGCAAGAGCCAAAGGTGTAAACCCAATGCAAGCTTTTTCTAATATTAACAAGCGAACTGGGCTGACTAATCTAGATGATATGGCTGAGGTATCAAGAGGTTTAACTGGTAAAGAAGGATCAATGCTTGATATGCTGACTAGGGAGGCCGTTGGCAGCACTAGCGGTGTTAAAATACCAAATATGTATAAGACAGCCGAATCAGCATTGGATGATTATGGCTCATTATTAACTAAAGGCCAACGAGATGCAGTTTTATATCAAGCTAATAGAGCTGGAATCACAATGTATGGGGGATCTAAGGGTTCATTGTCTACATTGGCTAATTCGCAAGAAGCACTTAACCAAGCTAATGCGTTTAGAGAAAATGCCAGATTATTAACAAGTGGGTTCAATGCCACAGCCAAAGACAAACAATTAGCTAAGGTATATAACACATTAGCTTCCTCTATTGAAACACCATTATATAACTCACCAGGAGTATCACAGAGTATTCCTAGTTTGATTAAGTCCGGTTCAGATGACTTGTTATTTAAAGCTCAAGATTTAAGGGCTGCTGGTAATGTTGCCCAAGCTAAAGCTTATGAAAAAGTGGCCCAAGAATTACGAGGCGTTAAAGACATAAAAGAATTGAGAACATTTAAAAAAGACTTTGTTGATATAAGCAAGATTGATGAAGCGACAGCACAAGCCGAAGGCGCTAGAGGATTGGGCAATGGTGCGTTATCTGGAAGATTCAACCCTGTACAATTATTGTCGAGTGCTATTGCTCCTAAAGCTGGTGGCACTATGGTTGGTGCTGGTCAGGCATTACAACGAGGCATAAAGTTGCCTCAAATGTCAGGTGCAGCAAAAATAGCCGGTACTCAATTGGCTGGTCGAGCATTGACCGGCACTTTGCCAACAAGTCAACCAACTACGACTGGGATAGAACCGACTGGAGCTACTAGCATCGGCGGATATGGTACTACTGGATTAACTGGTTATGGCACGACTGGAGCAAGTGCATTAGGTGGTGCAACTTCACCA